TTGCTGTAAAGCTGTTTGTGTTATAGCCAGCATCTCCGATCATAGCTTGAGTAACTGCCGCGTCCGCTTTAATAACATATTCTTGTTGCGGGTTGTCATTTACAAAACCTATTCCGTCGTTGCTACCTGTATTATAGTCAGTTCCAAATGTTGTGCTTGCTGCAACTGAATTAGCAAAAGTTGGTTTGCTCGTAGAACTATCAATATAGAAAGCTCCATTGAACACACCAATTAGGGGAGCGTGTCCAGTATTATCGAACGCTGCTCCACCACTTCCACCATCATCAGTTGTTGCGAAACTTGCATCTTGTAAATAACCTTGATCACCACCAGCATCCTGGATTGAACAAGGGTTATTTTTGAAGATACCAACACCTAGGCCTGATTTGATTTTGTAATTAGATTGACCAGAAGTTGCTGGAGTATTTCCAACAGTCGTGATCGTTCTTAATCCAAAACCAGTTGTACTTGCATTTGCCATAGTTTTAGTTTCCTTATTATTGTTAAAGTTAATTTAATGGGTAGGAATTGCTAAATAATTAGCTTTTCTTTGTACCACCAAAAGTTACGCTAGATGCAGATTCATTTCTGAATTTCATCCCAGCTTGCTTTTCCTTCATAAGATCGTTGTTTATAGCTTCTTCTTTTTCTTGAGTCTTCCTATTATAGTAATCCTCAATTTGAGCTGCGATCTCTTCCGGTATCCTTGCGAGCAAAAGGCCTCCTACTCCAATGATCCCTGCGTATCTACCTTCAGACATTTGCGGATAATCTTGATCTGGATATTCATCAGCTCTAACTAATTCGTATCCTTCTCTTAATGAAGCTGCAACATTTTTGGTATCTTGATACCCCATGCTTTCAGCTCTTATCCACTGATGACGAAAGCCTTTTGGCGCAGGCGGTGCATCGAGTGAGTTGGGTGGAGTCCATACTTGTTTGTGAGAAGTTTTTTCTCTAGTTTGACTCGCACGTGAAGTTTTCATTTTATCATTTTCCATATGCTTATACTCCTTCCGTGATTTTTAATTGTTTTGCATAATCTTCGAGTGGCACACCTAATCTTTTAGCTATTGCTACCTGTGTTGATGTGAGTTTCACAGTTTTCTTGCGTCCTGTTGAGGCTGAACGTTTAGCCGAAGCTACGTTTTGAGCAGGTTTTGCTCTTTCCGTAGTTGTTTCCGCTATCTTATCAAATTTATGCGGAAATTCAAGTCTTATTCTTTTATCGACTTCCGTATAATATTCGTCAGTTTTAGGATCAAAGCCTTCTTCTTCTACTAACTTTTTATGTATGTCAAAAGCAGTATAAGTCATAGCAGAATCGTTGCCAAACCAAGAGTTTTTGGCTGCCCAATCTTCCGCTCTAGGATCTGTTGCAGCTGGTTGTGTATTACTTCTTTGAGGAGTAATATTAACCTCTTTCTCTTTTTTAGGCTCTTCTCTATTTTTCATAGATGAAAGTCTTGCGGCATCTACAGTTAGATGAGCAATCTGTTCCTGCGCTGCGACTTGAGCTTCAACATTTTGAGATTCAATGGCATTTTTAAGAGCAAGTTTAGCTGCTGCTAAATTTGTCTTAACTCTACTTTCAAATTCTGAAACATAGTTTTTATCTAATTTAGATAATCTACCTTCCATATTTTCTTTATCTCTTTTTGCTGATTCTGCAAAGGCAATGGCTTCTTCTCTTTGCCTTTCAGCTTCTCTCATCTTACGAGTTAATTTAGCAATACGTTTTTGAACGCCATCACTATATTCTTTTAACTCATCTTTTTTATCTTCTACTTTTTCTTCAACAGGTTTTTCTTCACTTGCTTCTACCTGTTCTACTTCAACCTTTTCTTCTTTTACAACTTCCTCTTTAGGTTGCTGTTCATCTAAATTAACTTCAACCGGCTTTTCGTTTTCTTCGCCAACATCAATTAATTCATCTTGTTTTCTGTTTTCTTCTTGCATAGTTCCTTCCTATGTTAAATGTAATGAAGAATCGATTCTGGGTCACCAATGGTTCCTAGAACTTCATCATCGTTTAGTATTCGCACTTCTCCGCCTTCTATTGGTAATCTTGCACCAGCGTATCTGGCAAACATTACCCAATCTCCTATTTTGCACCACGGCTCTATAAATTTTTCTTCATCTTTATAGGCTAGGTCTCCCATTTTCAAAACATAACCACATGTGGTTGCAATTCTAGCTTTGTCTAATTGTTCTTGTGAAAATAAAATACCACCTTTAGTTTTTTCTCTTGGTGTAAAAGGTAAAACTAAAAGTCTATATCCAACAGGTTCAGGTAGTTGATCTACCATTTCCTTAATGCTTTCGGGATCTAATCTTTTTGCGTGGGGTTCTTCTTTTGCTTGTTCTTTATATTTTTCTTCTAATGCATTGACATGTTTAGGAGTTTCCTTTTTGGTCTCCGATGTCGATAACGTTTCCTTGCTCATTTTTTTGCTCCTTATAGTTTAGCAGGTTAGAGATTTCCTGTAGTATTATTGAATAGGCATGTGCCTGTCCTAACATATATTTATATTTTTCCATATTGTCAACCCCACCACTCATCATCGTATCTTGAATCTGAATTTGTGCGTTGGATATGGCCTTCTTAAGCTTATCTATTATTACTAGATCTTCCATTATTTAACCCACCTTTCAATTACTTTTATTTTTTCTTCTGCATCTACAATAACTTGCAATAATTTATCTACTTCGTTCAAGTGCTGCGGATGTTCTCCTATACCCACTGGACTTTTTAAATAGATATTTATTGTTGCTATTGATTCGGCTATTTGTGCTTCGTATCGTTTCTTTAGTGCTTCTAACATTTCCATCTTTTTCTAGCCTGACGTAGTCTAGAATTAGGATCTTTTGCTGCCTTTGGAAATTTTTTCATTTGGCCTGCGCTTCTTGCACAGTACGACTTACGTCGGTTTGCAGCTTTTGATCCTGGTTTTACTTTACCCGTCACGGCTGTTTTTAGTTTTGAACCGGGATTTTTTCTTCTGTAGGCAGCGACACCGGCTCGAGTCATACCTGCTCCAGACTTTGTAGGTCTAAAGTTTTTTTTATTTCTGGCAGGCATTTTATCCTGTTTTCTCATACCATTCCTCCTGCACTCATTTTTTTTCTTTTTGCAAACGTAGCAACGTTTGTTGGTTTTGGTCCTTTATTACTTACAGATCTTTTTCGTTTGACAGCACTCGCCTTTTGTGAGGCTCCGATGTCCACCCATTTCTCGTCTAACCATTCTTTAAGACCTTTTTTAGCCATTAGACTATTTTTGTTTTTTTACGTTTATTAGACATAACCTTACCACATCCTTTAGCAATAAAACCACCGTTTGCTTTTTTAGTTCTACCTACTTTACCTTTGCAATATTTGGATGCCCAAATGTTTGCATAAGCTGAAGGGTATACCTTGAACTTTTTCTTTGCGGCAGCTTTTCCTGCAGGACATAGTTTAGCCATTATTTCTTCCTTTTTTTAACTCGTCCACCTTTTTTCATAAAGCCCATTTTATTTCTAACGGGTTTAGGAAGTTTACGTAGACCTTTACCTTTTTTACCTGCGGGTACTGGTTTCATTTTTATTCCTTATTTATTTATTTTGCCAGATTTTTTAGCTTTAGAACCAAACTTACCATAAGACTCATCACGAGATGCTTTTAATTGCTTCTTCGTTCTTTTCTTTTTGATTCTCATAGCAATAGATTCATCTTTTCTATCTTTGTAGCCTTGTTTTTTCTTTTTAACTTTGCCGCCTTTTTTCATAGCGCCTCTGTCCATAAGTTCAGTTGGCATTCTTTTTGATATCATGTTTTCACCTTGTCCTCTTGAATACATCATATCTCCAGTTCTGCCACCCATTCCACCACCAGCTCTTTTTACTCTAGCAGGGCCTCTTGGGTTTGTTACTTGTTTATTAAATCTTGGGTTTGCCATTATTTTTTTCCTCCGTTTCTAAATATTTGCGTTCCTTTGATACCATAAATGCTCGCTACTACCAAAATCCACAAGTTTGTGAACCATTGAGGAAGTTGCGAAAACATTTCGAAGAACAATTTTACTTTGTCCATCGCAGTGGGGTCGTCTGATACGACCGCCCAGGCTAGAACTGCAACTGGCGTACTCAATATTATGAGCACAGCCTCGTCCTTCCAGTCTGATTGTCTAGCTTCTAACAATTTGCCTTGGTAAGCTTCCTCACCTCGAGCTTGTTTTTCAGCATGCAATAATTGTGCTTCAGACATAGCCATCTTTGCTCTTTGTCTGTTAGCATAAATTTTTGAACCAGCTTGCGCGGCTAACTTAATAGCTTGTAGCCACATAAACTAATACCAAGTTGCTTTAACTGGTTTTTTGTCAGGTCTCATACGTCTTGTACCTTTAACATCAACCACTTGAGATTCATCCGGGTTAGTCATTTCAACAGGAATGCCACCTTGTTGGTAACCATCCTTGCCAACACCTAATTCTTTTTCAATTTTAGGTGCTTTAACATAACCTTGACCTCTTAAATAATCTTTAGTCATTTTTTGTCTCCTTATTTTTTAATTATAACTACTTTTTAGGAAAGTTTCTACCAAAATCATGAATTTTACTAGCATCAGACATTTGTTGCTTTGCTAATGAGACTCCAGCACGTAAACCAGCTAGTTGTTCGTTCTGTTCTAGCTTATCTTCCTGTATTTCCTTGTTCATCATGGCTTTCATTTTGTCTAAATCCAATTGTTCTTGACCTTCATCTTTTTTTGTTCTTGACCTTCGTCTTTTTTTCTTTGGTTTTCTTGTGCTCGAAGATCTAATTCTCTACCTTTTAGTCTTAATAGTGGATCTCCTCCATATTCACCCATGATTTTTTCTTCTTCTTTTGCATAATCTTCTGTCATTTCTGCAATAAGTTTAGCTTTTCTTGATTCAATGTCGCTTGTAATTTTTTGAATACGTTGTTGTGACTGCATCATCATAGGATTTTGCATCATCGCTTGTGGATTTTGCATCATTGGACCTAATTGTTGAGTTAATTGTTGTATTTCTTGTATCTCTTGTACAAATTCTAATTGAACTTGTTCTTGAGCCATTAAACTAATGTGTTCTAAAATATTTTTTTGTAATCCATTCATAGCAATTGGATTATTTTGCACCATATTCAATCTCATAAAGTTTAAGTGTGCATCAATATGTGCTTTGTGATCTTGTCCTGGAAACGCTTGAAAGGGTTTACCACTCATTGCAAGAATATGTTCTAAACTTGGATCTAATGGTTGTGGTGTTTGAGGCGGTGGTAAAATTGCATTTACATTTTTTACACCTAATGCATCATACATAGATCTATAAGCTTGATACAAATTATGTATTTGTGGATTAGATTGCGCTAATTGTAATTGTGTTTGCGCCATAGATATTCTTTGTGTTTGAGAAAATATATTTGGATCAGCAACTGGAAGTATATCTATTCTATCATCAAAGTCTTGAACTTTAATTTCTCTTGAAGCACCTGGTACATCATAAGGATAAACGGGTGGTAAGTAAGTTTTAAAAACTTCTGATAATAATTTAAATTCTTGTTTTAGACCTACATATAATCTTTTGTGTATCGCTGACATTACCCGCGATCCACGTTCCAATAATGCTACTGTTGTACCGACAGCCGCGTTTTGATTCATGTCGCCCACTTGTGCATCTGCGATGGACGCGAAGCGTTGACCTGCTTGAACCACAACACCCATTAAAGATAATAAAGTTGCATCAGGACCTTTGAAAGGTAAAGGCATAAACTGATCTCTAATATTTCCTCCCGGAGCGTCGACATCTCTGAACTCACCAGGTTGTAAGGGTTGTGCATCGTCTCTAATTCTTAATCCTCTTGTCTTAAATCCTGCCGGTAGGTTAGCTAACGTTCCTGCGTCTAGTAATTGTCTTAACGCAGCGGTTGCTGTTCTTGTTAAGCCACCAATCATGTGAATTAAACCAAAGCCATAAAAACCTGTACCTGGTAAAAATTTAAATTGTACAAAGTATTGAATTTTTTTCTTCATCGGATCAGTAGGTTGATAGTTTCTTCTGATTGATAAAATTTTATTATTCGATTGTGCAATCGTTACAATGTAAGGTAATTTAATTCCAGTAGGTTCACCATCTTCACCCATATCTTCATAGCCATCTAAATCTAAATCTGTATGAACTTCTAATAGTGTGTATTGGTCTTCTTGACCATCTCTTGAAATACCTTCTAATTCTAATTTTTTATCTTCTAATTGATTTTCAGTAACCGGTGGTTTTCCTAAATCTATATCTCTATAAAATCCTGCAACCTGTTGTTTTCTTAAATCGTTTTCAGAAATTTTTACAACGTGAATAATAGCATCTGTGTCATCTAAAGATGTAGCCGAGTATGGGACAATTAAATCATCCGCCGGTACAAATTT